GTTTGACGCAGGAAAAGTTCCGTATAGTGCAAACACTATGGATAAACTCGCTACTCAAGATCCGGGTCCAAAAAAACCTATTAAAAGGAGCGCTGGCGGTACTGCTGAAAAAGATACTTATGATAAAAGTAGCTTTGTAAACGTATTTAGAGAAGAAGGTAAAAAGCTTGGTTCAAAATTAATGACGCCTAGAGAAACTTTAGTAGAGTTAGTTTTAGGTAAACTAGATAATCCAAAAGATTCTAAATCAGTTTCCAAAGAAGATAAGAAGAAAGTAAAAAAAGTTATAAAGCGCAAAAGTGGCGGTTCGGCTAGAGGAACACGAGGTCAAACGTCTGGCAAAAATTTTAGCGGTATTTATTGATTAATAATTCAATATGCCATATTCTTTGATTCATGGCAGATCCTACAACTTTTGCGTATTTAGTGTTAAAAAGAGTACAGGAACGTATTACTTTAACACAAGAAGCTATCATTCATGGTACGGCTAAAGAATATGCGATTTATAGAGAGTTAGTAGGTGAGCTTAGGGGGCTTCAATATGCCGAACAAGAAATCAAAGACGCTCTTAGTTCATCGGAGGAAGAATGACTAAAACGCTTTATGTACCAGACCATGTTGCTGCTGAAGAAAATGAAAAGCGGCAAGCAACAGTGGCTTCTGCTTATGTTGAGAAAGAAGAAAAAGTATTAGATCCTACCAGGCTAGATCTTTCGTTAAACGAAAGACTGCCACAGCCAACCGGCTGGAGAATACTGGTTATGCCTTATTCTGGTAGAAAAACATCTGACGGCGGAATACATATACCCGATTCCGTTAGAGATAGAGAAGCATTGGCAACAGTTGTTGCTTATGTTTTAAAAGTTGGACCATTGGCTTATGCAGATCCAAATAAATTTGGAGAAGGCTCAAGTCCTTGGTGCGAAGAAGGTCAATGGGTTTGTATTGGCCGTTATGCCGGAGCTCGATTTAAAATAGATGGCGGAGAAGTTCGTATTATTAATGATGACGAAGTTATTGCTACTATTGTTGAGCCCGATGATATTAAACATGTCTAGAAAGAAGAAAGTCATTATAGGAAGACTGCGACATGCCAGAGGAACAAAAAATAGAAATAGGTGATTCGGAAGAATCTGAAGTAGCTGTTACATTAGAAGAAGTTGAGGAAAAAGAAGAAATTCCTCAAGCTCCTGTTGTAGAAGCTTCAAAACCCGAAGAAGAAACTAACTCCGAAGAGTTAGAAGATTACAGCGATGGCGTAAAAAAACGCATTGCTAAGTTAACAAAAAAATATCGAGAAGAAGAACGTCAAAAGCAAGCTTCTATTGAGTTTGCTGAAAATGTTCGTAAAGAGAACGAAGATTTAAAAGCTCGTTTAAATAATTTAGACGCAGGTTTTGTAAAAGAAGCGGATACTCGAATATCTTCTCAGATAGATACAGCGAAAAGAATTCTTAAAGACGCGCATGAATCAAATGACTTTGATAAAATTGTAGAGGCTCAAGAAGTTCTAGCCTCCTTAGCTGTTGAAAAGGATAAAGTTTCTAACGCTCAACGGCAAAGAGAAAGTCAGGCAGAAGAAGTTGAAAACAAGCTTCCAGAGCCTAATGAAATAAAACAGCAAGCCGCTCCACAACAGCAAGCCGCTCCACAACCAGATTTAAAAGCTCAAGAATGGGCGAGTAATAACTCTTGGTTTGGAGAGGATGAAGTTATGACTCAAGCCGCTTTTGCTATTCATCGTATGTTGGTCGAAGACGAAGGATTTGACGCGCAGACTGATGAGTATTATAGTGAAATTGATAAGAGACTTATAAACGAGTTTCCACAGAAACTAGGTTCTAAGACTCAAACAACCGGGGGAAGCCGCAAAGTTGCGTCAGCCGAAGCTTCCGCATCCCGCAACAAGGGTGGACGCAAAACTGTGAAATTAACACCTTCGCAAGTCGCAATCGCCAAGAGGTTAAATGTACCTCTTGAAGAATATGCTAAATACGTGTGAGGAATAAAGTTATGAGTGAAACAGAAAACACAACTGTCAAAAAGTCTGCCCGGACGCCTAGAGCCAATCAAACACGCGCAGGGCAAGCGCGCCGACAACCGTGGAGGCCACCATCTGTATTAGATGCACCCCCCGCACCAGAAGGATTCAAACACAGATGGATTAGATCTGAAGTTATGGGTTTTGATGATCGTAAGAACATATCTGCCAGGCTAAGAGAGGGCTGGGAGTTAGTTCGAGGTGATGAATACCCTGATTTTGACATACCAACTGTTGAAGACGGCAAACATGCCGGAGTCATAGGTGTAGGAGGATTACTTCTGGCAAGAGTCCCGGTTGAAGTCGTGCAGGAACGTAACGACTACTTTCGCGGTGTAACGCGCGATCAAATGTCGGCTGTTGACAACGACTTAGCTCGTGAACAGCACCCAGCGATGCCTATCAGTAACCCTGACAGGCAATCTCGTGTAACTTTTGGCGGTCCTCAAAGCGAGGACTAGGAGAAAAAAATGGCTAATATTAATGGAAGTTTTGGTCTACGCCCTTTAAGTAAATTGGGCGGAGGGTCAAATTCCACTGGTCTTACAGGCTATACTCCTTATGAAATTGCTAGTAACAACTCTGATTCAATCTACCACGGACAATTGGTTATTCCTCTTGCTTCTGGGTACATTGACCACACAGCTAACGCTGCTGGTGGAACAGTAAGTCATCTAGGGGTTTTTCAAGGATGTCAATATGTCTCAAGCACCACTGGAAAAACAGTGTGGAGCAACTACTGGCCCGGATCTGGGGCAGATAGTAATCATCCAGTTCAAGCATTTGTAAATGACGACCCTAGTCAATTATATGTGATTGCAACAGATGCTTCATGGACAAGTAAGGCAAATGCTCGCGCAAGTGTCTTTTTAAACGCAAACTTATCTACAGGTATAACAGGAACTGATGCTACAGGTCTTTCATTAGGACGTTTGGCTATCAGCACTCTTGCTACAACCAACAGCCTAGCACTTCGTGTTATGGGCTGGGTAGATGATGTTGAAAATGCTGATTTCGCTTCTGCTGGAATCGGTGCAATCGTTCGGTTGAATAACTCTTTCAATGCGCCTACGGGCTCCATTGCTTCGGGTACACCTTCAACCACTGGCGTATAGGAGTATATGAGAAATGGCTATAAGTAGAGCACAACTAGCTAAAGAGCTAGAGCCTGGACTCAATGCCTTATTCGGTATGGAGTACGCCAGGTATGACCAAGAAGACAAAGAGATCTATGACACTGAATCTTCAGAACGAGCTTTTGAAGAAGAAGTAATGCTGGCAGGATTTGGTTCTGCGCCAGTTAAGTCAGAAGGTTCTGCTGTGTCTTTTGACGACGCGCAAGAAGCGTATACCGCACGGTATACACATGAGACTATCGCTCTTGCTTTTTCAATAACTGAAGAAGCGATTGAAGATAATCTTTATGATCGTCTTGCATCACGTTATACAAAAGCGTTGGCGCGCAGTATGGCTCACACTAAACAGGTGAAAGCTGCTGCAACCTTAAATAATGCTTTTGATAGCACTTTTGCAGGAGGCGACGGCAAAGAGCTGTGTGCTACTGATCACCCTTTGGTGACAGGTAACACGCTTCGCAACGAGCCAAGCACTGCTGCTGACCTAAACGAAACAAGCTTAGAAAACGCACTTATCGACATTGCAGGATTTGTTGATGAGAGAGGTTTGAAAGTATCTGTTCGTGGATTAAAGTTGATTGTCCCATCTGCATTGCAGTTTGTTGCGGATCGTCTTCTTGAGTCTACACTTCGTCCGGGTACAGCGGATAATGACGTAAATGCTACTCGAAACATGGGTATGCTACCGCAAGGGTACGTTGTTAACCATTATTTGACAGACACTGATGCGTTTTTCATTAAAACAGATGCTCCTAGAGGATTTGTTCATTTTGAGCGTATGGGAATGTCTACCAAGATGGAAGGTGACTTCGACACAGGTAATGTTAGATTTAAGGCTCGTGAGCGTTACAGCTACGGGTACTCAGATCCACGTTGCATATACGGTTCTCCAGGAGCCGCGTAATACTTTTAAAGTATATGAAAGGGGGCATTGCGCCCCCTTTCTTTTTTGTGTACCCTCAATATAACTAGGATTTTTATAAGCTATAATTGACTGCCCTAGCAGACACTTATTATGACGTTATAGCGAAACCTTTAATAAGGAGGTCGGCCAAATGGCTAACACAACTTTTAACGGACCAGTTCGTTCAGAAAATGGTTTTAAAGTAATTTCAAAGAATGCGACTACAGGTGCTATTACAGACACGGCTGTAATTGCTTCTACAGGAATTGTAACTAACAAATATGTTCAGCATGTTGGCTTTGCCACAGGCGTAACGGTCAACACAACCGCTGGCGATAGCCCGTCTATTGGTGAATTTACCCAACCAGCAAACACTATCATTACAGACATTAAAATATTTTGTGACGTTGCTCCCGTTATTGGAACTGGTGACATTGGTTATGAAGTTGGAACTAGTAGTTCTGGCGCACAGATAGTAGCCGCTGTAACTGATGAAATATTAGATGGTGGTACAACTGTTGTTGTACACAATGTAACTGTGACTAGTTTGGTTCTTCAGACACAGAGCGGCACAACTGCCCCTGCTTCTGTTCAATACACAGACACTGAAAGAACTATCTACTGCAACATTACCAACACGGTAGACGCTACAACTGCGGGTTCTTTTACTTTTATAATTGAATACGTCCAAATAGCGTAAGGTAAACACGGTTTAGGTGGGGTTAACCCACCTAAATTGTAGGAGTTTTATATGTCAGATATTCAAGTAAAAACGTATACTAGCGGTCTTTCCGCTTCTACTGCGGCACTTGCGGCTTTACAAACAACATCCGGCACTGCTGCGATGACGTTAACCGATGCTGCTACCGCAGGAACTTTTCATACTACGGGTTTAGCTGCTAAAGTAACGCTAACTTCTGGTGGAAATATTTCAGGCGTAACTATAACGGTTACCGGAACCGACATTGCAGGAAATGCTTTGACTGAAGATATTACCGGGCCAAACAATACTACCGTTACCGGAACAAAGTTTTTTAACACAGTTACTTCAGTTGCAGGAGATGGTTCTATTGGAACTAATACTTCTGTAGGAGTTGCCGCAGGAACTACTGGTGGTCAAGCCGTTGTTTTTGCAGGAAGAGCAAGGTTAAAAGGGTTTCACTGTACCACTGGCGGCACAGTTGCCAATATAACGTACTATGACGAATCTCCTATAAGCGGGACAAGCATTTTTTCAACTCAGGTAGCTACAACAACGCACGATTATATAGAACCTTCTGTGCCAGATGATGGTGTTGTTTTTCCAAACGGAATTTATATAGATATTCCTGCCGGAGCTTCTGCAAGCATAACTACTTTTTATGCCTAGTGATTGCTAACGATTTTTTAAGGAGATAACAATGGCGACTTCTGGTTCGGTTGATTTTAATTTAGATATGGCCGAAATCACAGAGGAAGCCTTTGAGCGCTGTGGTTTAGAGCTTAGAACAGGGTATGATTCTAGAACTGCTCGTAGGTCTATGAATCTTTTG